GCTTGCGACAGTGCTTGGACTCGTCTTGTCTCAGCCTCGTAGGCTTTGATGTCGTTAGCCTGTTGTTTGATGGCCAGATCCTGCGCTTCCATTGACTGGTTGACGTTCTGAAGCAGCCCCATCATCTGCTGCAACTGAGCGTTCAGCGCTTCGATCTGCTGGTTAGCCGCTTGAATCGCCGGATCGTCCTCGTCTTGCAGCAGTTTGGGGTCAATCATCTTTTTCAAGCGCGCTGCGAGCTCTTGAGCGCCTGGCCAGTCCATGTTCTTAACAAACAGATCGCCTGCGGCCATCCACAACTGCGGGTTGCCTTGCAGAATCTGGCCCATCGCGTCCATCGACTCTTGGCGTTTGGTCATGTAGCTGGGACCGGTCGTGACGCGAACGTCGTATTTGCCGACGTTGGGGTTGTAAATCTTCTGGATGACGATGCCTTGCTCATCAACGATCTTGGTGACCGCCTGTTGCTGGCTCGGGTCGATCTGCGCTTGGTCGACTTCGCCGTCGATACCGATAATCCGTGCGATTCGACGGGTGTCGTAAATCTTGGGCACTAGGTCGATGATTTGACGCGTGATGTAGCGGATGGCTCGAGCCAGGTTGTCGACGTAATGAAACGTGCCGGTGTTGCTTTGTTGCTGTCGAGCGAGGATGGCCCGGCCAGAACGCTCGTTTGACGATGCGCCCAAGCTGGGGTCGTACTGACCCGTAGTTGCTTTGAGGTCGTCAGACGCCCCCATTTTGGCCTGTATGAGCCCCGTTTGAGCCATCGGAGGGGTAGACCGCTGCGGCAGCGGCAGAGGCGCTCCTTGACCGTCTGTGGCGTCTGGATTGACCTCGAGATACGGCCAGTTGTTGACGTTAGCCGTCTTCCACTGGTGCTCGTAGCCTTCAAACTGTCCGCCGTAGCCAATAAACGGCGCTTTGGGAGCCAGCGCCAGCATTTCTGCTTCTTGGCTGACCCAGTAGTTGTACAGTCGCTGGGCGTCCTTGGCATTCCTCACCAGGCCCGAAATCTGCACGTCGCCGTTGACTTCGTACTCGTTTCCAACCACCCGGACGACTGGAATGTACTGGCCCGGCCAGTCGCGCTCTTCCAGCACTTCAAAACCGTTGGTTTTGATCCATTTGACTTGTTTTCGGTCGACTTTACGGGTGCGGATTGGCTGCAAGCCCATCTGACGCATCTGTTTGTCTTGCGGATCGTCCGAAAAGAACGTCTGGCCGTTTGGGTACAGGTTGAGCGTAGCTTCTTTGTGCTCGTAGTAGAAGTATTCCGCAATCCGGATGGTCAGTTCCGCGACCCACTGCGTGAGGTCTGCGTCGCCCACGCCTTGCGCCATGATCGACGTCACCGGAGACGCTTTTGGGTACATCCGGTAGTAGTCTTCTTTGGTGATTTCTTCGGTGATAAAGCAATACTGCGCGTCTGCCCCGCAAGGGTCTTGGATCATTGGGTCCATGTAGACTGAAAACGGGTTTCTGACCCGTCCAATCTTGATGTCCTGATCAAAACTCGTGTCGTCGCAATACTCGGTCAAAACACGAATGTAGCCCTCACCGTGGACGACTTGGTTCTCGCAAGCAGTATCGTAAGCGACGTCAGCGTCTGAAATGTACTCGATGTGCCGAACAATGCCGTCCAGCACTTCAGCCATTTCAATGTCAGCGTTGTCGTCGACTGGGATAACCTTGCCGCTGGGTCGGTTCTGCCGTTGGTCGTTGGTGACCTGACGGACGTGTTGAGGCAGTTTGTTGACGGTCAGGCAGGGGCGGGCGTTGATCGTCTGCCCTTGGGCGCTACCTCGAGTCTTTAGGACGTCTGCGGGCCATTGCCAGTTGTTGTCCGGCGAGCCCGCCATAAACCGCAGGTCGTCGAGCTGATCCTGACGACTGTCTGAATATGCGGACATGGCTATTCTTAGCCGTGTCCGCATCGTCCCAAGGACGTCTTTTTCTTTCATTTCTTGCCTTTGGCGGGCTTGGCTGTTGCCGCGCGCTTGGTTGCGTACGCGATTGCAACCGCTTGTTTTTGCGGTTTGTTGTGAGCCATCTCAGTTTTGACGTTCTTTCGGAAGGCGGCAGGTGACGCTGACTTAACGAGCGGCATGATCACTTTCCTTTTTTAGCCGTTTTAGCTGATTCTTTAAAGTCTTTGGCTGTGGGCGCGCCTTTGGCGCCAGGTTTACGCATCTTCTCACCGCTGCCGGCTGCAATGCGGGCGCGTTTAGCGTTAATGTTGGCATATAGACCGGGTTTAGTAGCCATGTCACGCCCCCATCCAGCCGGCTGACTGGTTGATACGGTCAGCGTACACCGTCTGACGCTCGGGCCGAAAGCTAGACTGCCGCGAGGCGACGGGGAAAGCAAACGTACACGCCAGCGCGTCGGCTGCGTCAGGCGATGCCAGTCCTCTTGCTTTCATGTCCTTCTTGCTCTCCAAGAAGATCGTTCCAGCCGAATCCGGTTTGGTCTTCGGCCCTGTCAGGTCTGACTTCAACTGCCGATCCGTTGGGATACTCGCACTACGCAACCAGTCGCGCATGGCGCCCCACAGTTCCGCTCGCTTGTTGCCCCACATGATCGGGTTCTTTGACTTCCAACCAAAGTTCACCCCACGCACCTTATACCGCTGTTCTGTCAGCCGGTCAAGTATCCCGTACCCCAAGCCGCCCTCGTCGATCACCGTCAGCGTGGGCTTGAACTCCTCGATCGCGTCGATGACGTGCCCCACCGTCGTCATGGTGTCGTCGCCCCGGTACCGTTTGATGTGCAGCAGGTCACGCCCTTGTCGCACCACGATCACCGTGCTGTCGGCGCCCGAACGAGCCGGGTCGATACCAATCACAATTGGCGCGTCTGCGTCCTTGTACTTGGGGCGCCGCGCGGCCTCGTCGACCAGCGACGGCGCGATGAACTGATCATCTCCCGCTGACGGGAACTGACCGTAGACCTCAATCCGCGCCTGCGGGCTGTCCTCGCCGTATTCCTCAATGATCTGCTCGTAAACGCTCTTGTCGGTATCCTCCACGTCTCGGGCGTCGATCGAGTCCGTGTTCCAAAAGTCCCGCTTGGCGTTGAAGCACTCAAAGAAGTAGCCGCTGTTGCGTCGCGGATTGCTGAACGCACACCAGAACCGATGCGGGGTGTTCTCAGTAAAAAAGCCTTGGGCGACGTCCCAAATCGGGTCCGGAATACCTGACGCCTCGTCAAAGATCAGGCAGACCCCGTCGACGTTGTGCAAACCTGCATACGCGTCCGGATTTTCCTCCGACCAGAGGCGCCCCTCTGCCGACCAGAACCGCGTACCCTTTCGCAGATCCCGCTCCACAATCTCAGCCAGCCACTTAGCCGGTGTGACGCGAGTCGCGCTGATTTCAAACCAATGGTTGTTGATCAGCAGCGCCAGCCACTTAGTAATCTCTGCCCAGGTGATACTGCGGAGCTGCGCCTCGCTGTTAGCCGACACAATGGTGGTGGACCCGATGCGGGTCGTCAGCATCCACAGCACGATCCATGACACTAAGGCTGACTTGCCAATACCGCGCCCGGACGCCACGGCGCTTCTAAATACCTTGTACGCGGCTGCGTCGTCGTTGTCTCGAATATGGTCCGCCATCTTCCGCAGGAGGCGCCTCTGCCACCGTCTAGGCCCAGCGTGATGATGCAACGGTGTGTTGGGCTGCCCCCACGGAAACGCAAAAAGGACAAACGCTTCAGGATCGTTCTTGAGCTTCGACGACCACAGGCGCGACATGAGGAGTTCTTCCTCCGCCGCTGAGTAGCGGGGTTGCTGCATCCGTCACCTCTATATCTATTATGCGCTGGTCTGCTTTTTCCAGCGCGGCCATCACGCTGATCTGCTGCGTGACATCAATCTGCACTTGCTGCTTAGCAACCCAGTCATGTTTGTGCTTGAGCACCTCTAGCGCCGCTTTGGCGTCGCCTGACAGCGCGGCGTCCATCATCACTTTAGACAGGCTGGCTTCAGCGTCGGCGCGCCCCTTCTGTTCTGCCAGCGCCGCCATCGGATCCATCTCGCACAACCGTCTGAATTCGGTGGGCAGCATTCCTGCCGCTAGCGCTAGGTTGTCACCGCGAAGTCCTAGCTTTGCGGCGTCATAGATCGACTGGAGGCGCCCCTCCGTCGCTTTGATCTGTCGTGTCGTAATTGGCAGATTCTGAAACATTTGGCTTTTGTATCAGATTGCGGTGCGGCTGGCAAGCATACTGGATATTTGTACAGTTGTTTGTTTGTATGCGCAAAAAATAAAAAAAATGTTTGCGGCCCCTCCGATTTTGACCTGTCGGCGCGTCGGCCCTACCCGGGGGGCCGCGAGCTGGCGGCTGGCGGCCGGCACCCGCTCCCCCTGGCCTGGCATGGGTCACATGGGCTATGCCCCGACGAGTCGGTCGGCGCGCGCACACGGCGAACCGGCGATCGGCCCATGGGTCACATGGGCCATGCAGCGTAGGTTGTGGCGTTGATGCGGGCAGGGGCAGGGTGCGCCGCCCCCCGCGCGCGGCGATGGGTCATCGGGGTCATTGGGGCAGTGGGTATTAAGTCGCTGGCTGCGCAGCGCTATACGTACTACTGTATATATATACAGCCAAACAATTTTGACAGTCTTCTACAGATACATGACCCATCTAGCCCCGCTCCTCTGGGGTTGTGTCCGCGCCGACTACCCCGCGCATGACCCCGCCAAACGACCCCGCGCTGTTACAAATTGTTACAAATGAATTCTGAATCATTGTCTGATATCGTGTATCGTTGTCACCAGTGCATCACTTTATCAATCAAACGGAGATGACCCAAATGACCCCGACGACACTAACCAACGTCCAAGCGCAGCAAGTCGCGATCGCCCGCGCCGCGTTATTTATCGGCGCCGTCACCCCCGCCGCGCGCGCACTGAGCGCCCAAATCCGCGCGTGCACCGACGCCGGACAGCGCGCCGAATTGCTCGCGATCGCGCGCGACTTGGACATTTACTCGCACCGCGACTTCATCATCTGATCAACCCTCACCGCGCGCCGAAAGGCGCGCCCACTACACCAAAGGTCCGATACCATGCCATACACTGTCCATCTCAGCCCCAAGTCCGCCAACGCTAAAACAGGTCCGATTCCCGTATCAACGACGACGCGCGCCACATGCCCGCTAGATTGCGCGATGCGCGACGGGTGCTACGCGTCGTCTGGTCCCCTTGCGCTGCACTGGTCCGCCGTCTCATCAGGCACGCGCGGCACTGACTGGTCGACGTTCGTCGGCGCCATCGCCGACCTGCCCGATGGCCAACTGTGGCGTCACAATCAAGCCGGTGATCTGCCCGGCGACGGGCGCACGGTCGACCCGGTCGCGCTGGGTCAACTGGTCGCTGCCAATCAAGGTAAACGCGGGTTTACGTACACGCACTATCGCGACGGCGCGTCCCTGTCATGGGTCAAGCACGCTAACGCTTGGGGTTTCACCGTCAACTTGTCGGCCAATGATCTCACCGACGCCGATACGCTCGCTGATACCGGCGCCGGTCCGGTAGTGTGCGTGCTGCCGTCTGACGCAAGCGAGAACACTCGCACGCCGGCCGGCCGTCGCGTGGTCGTCTGCCCGGCAACGCAACGTGACGACGTGTCCTGCGCCACCTGCCAACTGTGCGCGCGGCAGCGCGACGTGATCGTAGGCTTCCCCGCACACGGCGCGCGCAAGCGCAAGATCGATATCAAACTCGCCGCTTGATCAATCAATCGGGCGCCTACGGGCGCCCACAACCTAGAGCACTGACAATGAAAATTCGATTCGAAAAAACTCAATACGGGTGGCGCGCATACGCGCGCAAGGGCAATGCTTTTATCTACTTTGGCCATTTTCGCACGCAGCGCGACGCGCAGCGAGCGCTCGCGCAAGGGGTCTGACAATGAAAACCATGCTCGCCAAGTATCCCGGATTCTGCGCCCAGACGGGCGCGCGCATCCTGCCCGGCGACACGATCGACTATCACGGCCACGGCCGGTCGATCCTACGCGCCCGCGCCAGCGCTCGGCCGGACCTCGACGCGCCGGAGATCAGACCGACCGACGTCGGCGTGTCCGACCACATTGTCATCGGCGGACAGTCTTACTACCGCAACCGCTACGGCCGGTGCGAAGATGCGCCCTGCTGCGGTTGTTGCACTATCTGATACACTCACAATTTGATTTAATCAAACGGAGATTTAATCATGGCATATACGCTCAAGCGCTCACTGAACGGGCTAACGCTCGAAGACATCAAGCGGATTTACGACAACAACCCCAACATGACCTTGCGCGAACTGTCGAGTTTGACCGGGCTCGCGGTTCCGTTCCTCAAAAAGCTTTTGATGGGGAATTGATCATGCACCCGCACCACAACTACCGACCCCCGCGCGAACCCTCGCGGCTCACTGTCATTGTGTCGGCCCTCGCGGCCGCTCTCACCGTCGCGGCGCTGACCGTCGCATTCACCCTGGAGCTAGCAAGATGATCTCATCCGCATTCGCCCACGGCGCGACTCGCGTCGATATCACTGTCCGCGACAACTATGTCGAAGTGCTCACGCACGCGCCAGATCGGTCGCTGCCCGACACATGCTTCACAATTTTCGGCGACAGTTTGGCGCGCACCCGCCCGGCGCTGACCTACGACAATGTCGACGTGCCCGCGCTCATGAGCGCTGCCCGACAGGCGCTGCGCGCCCTGCGCGAGGCCCATGAGGGCAACCCGGCGTCGCTGCCGCTCGGCGTCACCGAGGCGCTCGACGCGATCGCTGACGTGCTCGAGGGGCGCTGACATGGGACGACACTTCGGTCAGACTCGAGCCCAACAGCAGGCGGACTGGCTTGCGCGGTTCTCGGACGCGCTGACGACGCGAGAGCCCCGCCACGCCGGTAGGATCGATTGGGACACCGCCAAGCACTTCTATTTCAGCGGCGTGCCGCTCGACGACGCGGTCGACCGCTACTGTCGGTCGCACTCGACCGAGGGCGACGCATGATCACCGCTGCCCTTGTTGCCCTGCTGGCCGCCGTGCTGGCCGCCGTGCTACGATTGTGACCGTCGTCTTCTCCCCTCACGCTCGCCAGCGTGTTCGGCCCGCCCTCCCGGCGGGCCTTTTCTTTTCTATCCCACTGCCTTTAACGGTCCGGACTTCGAGCGCTCGATCAGGCGCCGAACTTCTGACCGATTGCCGTCAAACTTCGTCAACACGTCAGGCGCGGCCATAAGGTGGACCTTGGTCTGATACTCGGCGGTCTTTACGCGCCCGAGGTCCAGCCAGCCGGCCTCCCTGAACGCTGAAAAAAGCGCGTACACGCTCACTTTCGACCCCGCTGGCATATAGCCGGTCAACCGGTCACACAACTGCTGCCATGGGCCTTGGACGGCCCCCAGCGAGAATTCCCCGCGCCGCTCCTGCATCATCTCGACTAGGATCGCCTCGACCGGACTGAGCGCCGCCTGCAACATGATTGCCTTCGCCTCGGTAATGATCGGCGCGGCGCCCGGCATGAACCGGCTCACGTCGCGCGCGCGCAGCCATCCGACCACCGCGTCGCGCCCGCCCCTGTCGTACCAGGCCCAGAGCCGCTCGGCCTCGAGCGGGTCCATGCGCGCGGCCTCGGACCAGAGCACGAACCAGCGCCGGTCATCGCTCGTCAACGTGATCGAGACCCTTTCATTGCTGAACGCCACCACGGCCAAACGGTTCAGCGCGTCGAACGGATGCAGACCCTTGCGGTTCACGCTTAACAGTTCAGGGGGCGCCGCCAGCAGAGGCTTGAGCCGGTTCTCGAGCCCCCTACGGTCGGCAGCGTCAGTCTGGCGCAGTTCGTTGATGACAAGCACCTCGCTCATCAGCGCATAACCCCACTGGCTGTTGATCTCTTCGTTCCGGACCGTGCCGATGTTCTCGCGCGAGGCGCCGCCGACCGCGTAGAGGAACGGATCCCAGAGCGTGTCCTTGCCCGACCCCGGTATGCCGCCATGCAGCACGCCATGATTGATCTTGATCGACGGATGCTGGACCTTGAACGCCATCCAATCCAGCAGGTGCTCGCGCTCCTCGCGGTCTGGCACCATCCGCTCGGCGTGCTCGAGCCACGGCGCCACGTCACCCGGCACGCCCGCCGGTCGGGCGTCGCGCCACATATTGGCGTAGACGTCACCGGCCCGGGCGACCAGGACGCCCTGACCGGGCGCGTACGTCACGCCTTGAAGCACTCTCGCGCCCATCGCCTGTCGGTTCTCGTCAAACGATTTCGACGCCTCGATCTTGCGCGGCTTACCGCCCGCCGTGACATGGATCGAATAACAGGCGACGTGCCTGAACACTGAATCGAAGTTCGAGCGGCTGTACTGCTTGCGCGCCACCAGATCAAAATATCCGTCGTCGCTGTGCAAGTATGCGAACCGTTCGTACCAACCGGCCTTCTCAACCCGTCCGGCTTCCTTCCGTTCGACCTGCGCCACGACCCGCGCGGCCTCGTCCGGGTACGCTTGCGTCGGTCGGATGCGGTCGAGCGCTGCGCCCAATTGCGTCGCCACAAGCTCATCTCGCAGCCCATAAGCGGCGGACGGCCCACCCTGCGCGCCGACCCACTCGAGGAACCGAGCGCTGTCCCAATCGGCGCAGTGGGCGTGCAGGCACTTGTACGCGCGCGTTGTGGGAAAATACCGCCCCTCGATATCGTCGTTCGAGTGCTCGTCCGCATTCGGGCAGACCACGCCCGCCCAGCCCGACGAATTCGGTCTTTCCAGCAGCAGACCCTCCTCGCTCAACCACGCCAGCACCTCGTCGCTGCCGTCGTCCTCGACCGCGATCGACTGCACGTCAGCCGACACCGGCCCGGGCGTGACGCCCATCGCGTCAAGGATCTGTGTAAGTGAGTACTCACGTTCTTTGTGCCACTCGATCAGGCGCGCCTCGAACCCACCCTTTTTGTGGTTGACCGAGCCCGGCAGACGGAAGTTGCGAACCGAGTTGGTCGCGCCCTCATCGGTGAACCCCGCCGCTGCGATCGCCTTGATCGCCGCGCTGAACTCGGCCTTGGTCGGCTGATCATCGAGCGCGAACGCATAGCCCCATTGAAAGTTCCCCGGACTGCTTTCGATCTTCCAGGTCGGCTCGATCGGCGGCGCCTTCGATTTGGTCCCGATGTCATCGAGCATCATCACCAGCACCCGCTCGATGTTGTCCCGCGAGGCGCTCATGCGCGCCTCAAGCCGCTCCACAACGAACGATCCGGTGTTGCCGTACCAAGCGCCCGCGCCGTCGTAGGCCGCCGGCAGCTCAGGCAGGTACACCCAACCGTTCCTGCCCTTCTTCTGTCGCACCAGGAGCGCTGTCTCTGTCTCGGGCGCGAGCCACGCCAGCCATTGAACGAATTCTTCCATAGCATCACCCCTTCCCATAACGGGTCATTACTTTGCACTCACAATCAAGCGGCAGACCCGCCGCCCAATCGGGCGGGCGCCGCATCACCTCTACCAGTCGGTCGCGCGCCTGCTCGGCGTCGGCCTCTGGCACCTCAAGAACCACTTCGTCGTGGATGTGCAGCACCACGCCCTCCAGCACCCGCAGCGCCTCACGCAGGACATCGTGCGCGGTCGCCTGCGTCACGTTCTCGCAAGCCAGTCCCGGCCAGAGCTTCCCGCGCGGCCACTCGCGCGCGTCGGCGGACGGCTTCCAAGACGCCTTGGCATAAGATACCGACCCGTCACGCTCACGGCGCGCGTAGGGGTAGCAGAGCACCCGCCCGGAGGGCAGGAC